TATTCCGCTCCAAAGTTAAAGCGTCGATCGCGCCTTTTGCCGCAGTATCAAGCACCACGTCCCGCGTACTTCCCGAGTCAACGACCACACCACTTGCGCCGATACTTGCTCTTTGCTGCCCTTTAAACTCGCTTACCGCTCGATTAAGATCTTGAACTTGACCCTTACCGCTTTCCATTATAAATTTCGCGTCTTGTTCGGCAAGTACCGCATTCTGCTCCGCCACGTTTGCGTTAAACTCATTCGCCGCGTTTTGCGCCGCTTGCGCTTGTGACTGAGCGTAAGCACCGCCCAAAACCGAACCGCCCATTAATACCGCAGCTGCATTACACACCGTCGCCCCCTTTCGCTAAATGGAAATAATGAAACAACTCTTTATTTTTTCCGAAAGGAAAAGCTTTTTCCTCTACGGTAAAGCCTAAATAGCTTAGCCATTTTTTTGAGCGCACGTTTTCCGCGCTAACAAAATTAAAAATAAAAGGCTTAATTTCAAGCATCTCTTTAATATATTTTTTTGTATCGTAGATTAACTGTCGTGTTATCTTATCCGTGTCGTCAGTCCCAAGCATCCAAACTACGCCTGTTCTTGGCGCTTTGGGGGGAACTGAAAGCCCGAAAGCTAACACCGGAACGCCTTTTAGTGTTACCACTTTCCTATATATTGACGCTCTAAAAGAAGCGACTAAACCGCTTAAGGCATTGACACCGCTGGATGCCATACACTCGCGGTCGTCAATTGCTCGCATACGATTCTTGAACTTATAGAGATCTGATAACTTAAGATCTCTTATTTCTATATCAGGAGTCCCCATATTCTAACCTTGGTAGAAGTGCTAAAACCGTAAGTGGCAAAGGCTCCGTTATTTTTATCAAAGCTTTACTATTACGAGCGTCGCCCGCTTCTAAAAATATTTCCTTATCGCCACTAAAAAGATCGGTGGGCGTACCATACGCCTCGTCTTCTCTAAACGCTACCTCGACCAATCGATCTTCGTTTGGCCCAAAATAAAGCGCCCTCGAATCTTTAAGCGACACAACTACCGACTTCACGTCCTTAAGTTTATCTTGTGTCGTGCCTTCCGCGCTTTGAGCAATAAAATCGAGTGTTTCAATTTCACTCTCGTATGATAGACCTACGTGAACTTTTTCCGCGGCATTTGGTAACGTTACCGACCCGCTCGACACGGTAAGATTTTTCACGACACTTCCGTCCGCAAGTGCCACCACCGACTCGCCTTCTAAATGATCAAGACCCGATATATTCGACGAAGCTGTACCGTCGTAACTTAAACCGCTGTCAACAAAAAAAGCGTTCTTGACGTCTCTTGTATAGTTATCGTCAAGAGGAAGTCGCGCACGAAAACGCTCTATATATCTAACCGTGTTACCGTCTACCGTTCGCTTAACAATAAAGTAAACTTCGTCTAAACCGCTATCGTTTGGTATCGTTGCCGTACTTTCGAACGTGCCTTGTGTATCGTGCCGACTCCATCCGAAAACGTTGTGCTCTTTATAATAAGTTAGCGCTAGCAAAGTACCATCATTCCTTATCGCCCAAACAACGGAGTCGGGGTCGCGTTGGTACGCCCATTCAGTTATGTGGTATCCCTCTAAGAGATGGTTCGCAAAAACAGATAATGAATTTCCCTTATAACCGTCGATTTCGTAACTGTAAGTTAAGTCGCGTACCACCGACCCCGAGTACTCAACAAACAAAACACTATTACCGATAACTACCGGTTGGACATCGGAGCACCCAAATTGTGATTGGGCTTTCAGATCTACCGAAGCCGGAGTGACGGCATCGCTACCACCACCCGCTCGCATGACCCATTCAGCGCCACTGGTTAGAATGATTAAAGCCTCAAGCGGAATAAGCGCTCTTATCTCGTTAACTTGACGTGCGTTGATTGTAAACTCGTAAGCGTCGTCAGCGTTAACAAATGCCGATGAGTTCATGTTTTCAAAATCGCCGGTAACGCTACCCCATATAGTTTGGGGTTGATTATTCGTCCTAGCAAAACAAAGCCGTTGCTCAAAGAAAGTACACACCCCCGGATATTTGTCTGTACCATCAAAAAGGGCCACATCTTCGGGCGGCGACTGAGTAAAATCCGCTTCGATACCAGCTGACGGAACTGTAAAACTTGTACCCGACGCCCGGCCTGCATAGCCATACACTCCGCTGCTTGTGTTGTCTTTGTAGACGTTATAGTAATCCGCGCCCGAAACTGCCGTCCATGACAAAACCGCACCATCACTAACCTGCACCGATGATGAGCCAACGGATTCCCTTCCCGAAGAGTCGATGGCGGTTACAAGATAACTATCGCTATCCGAAACATATCCCGAAGATGTAACACCGGTTGGCGCCGTTACCGACGCACCAAATGTTATAGTATTGATTGACCAAGCCGTATCGCTTGTCCTGCTTACTTTCCTCGCGGGATAAGAAGGATGGGCGATAAAAAGGACGTCCGCCGATTGTGTGAATTTTAGTAGAGGTAAATCGGCTTCTAAATAAGTGGTAGCTACTTCTACAGAACTGCCACCCGACTCTACACGACCACCGTCTTTATAAATCCGAAAATATTGATCGCCAAACTCTAAGATATATGCCTGCTCAACTGAAAATTGAAAAGGTATAAGCCGGGTAAATTTGGACGAGTCTTTAACTTCGGCGATGAACTCCATACCACCACGATTACTTGCGCCGCCGTGGGGATGGACGACGAAGTTTTTCATTCGCCGTACCGCTGTAGTGTATTTAGATAAATCCGTTCTTGAGTGTAATGCTTCCGACCACTCGCCCCCGGTAAAACTTAATTGACGTACTGTAATAGTCATTTTAATGCCTTGAACTTACGAAAGTGTTAGCGCTTTCCTCTTCCCGGTAATCGCTGTTAGCGTCGACCGCTTGTGAGCGGTTAACCACATTTGCGTAAAGTTGTAAGAGTTCTATCCGTAGACCATCCTTCCCTTTAAGCGGTTGCGCTAAATACGCCGCAAGCTTCAAAGAAAAAGCATCGATAAACTGATTGGTAAACAAATTAGTGTTCGTCACTTTCGCCGTATACACAAGTTCGGCGTCCTCTTTATTAGTAAGAATAATTCTAGAAGATAAATCACCACTTACCGCAAGCTCGTACTTTACTTTGCCTACGGGATTGTAACGGTCGCTATCGATATCGTAAGAAGTGCCGGTGTTGACGCCGGTCGGGTCGGAAATTTTTCTAGGAATAATACAATCGATTGGGTATTGATAAGCAAAATCCCAACCGCTGTATGTTTCACTAAGAAGTGCAAGGGGCAAGCGCTTGCGCGCAAATGACCAATCATAATCTTCGAGTGTCGCGTTTAATGCAATATCGTAAAAAGCGCTGCACTCTTTTGCTTCCTTCGTTGTATCTGATAAACTTGAAATGCGGTAAGCACCCACATGCGAAAGGGCCAAGTTACAGATCTCTACTTTACTGGCCATGAAGCCCCCCTAAAAAGAAAAAGGCGGGCGCGCCTTTGGAGAAACGCACCCACACACTATTAACCTTCTTGACCGTCGATTTTGTCGATAAGCTCAAGAATTTTCGGTTCTAAAACAGAAAACACTGGTACCAGTAAATCGTCGTATTTATTTTCAGTGGCGATAACAATATCAGGTATCGCTTTGAAAACAGCTTTAACCGCTACAGTCGCAGTATCTTCGGCGATGTTAAGGCCGTGCTTTTTCAAGATCTCTACTAAGTCTTTTTGTTCCATTTGATTTTTCCTTTGAACGGCTTTTGTTATTTTTTTTTGGCCGCTCCGTTTTAGGTTGCTCGAAATGAGGGGGAATGATTTTGCCTTCGGAAGGTTCTAACATTTCCCCCGGCTCCCACAACTTCCCCTCATGAAAACATCTTACCAAACATTTAAGTTGCATACTAAACCCTAAACGTTAGTTTGCTTGTCTAGGACTAACGCAGAAACTACGTTACCCGCTGACATTGTACCGTCTACAGTGTAAACCAATTTCGCGTATTGCTCATTGATTTCAGGCAATGAAGAAAAACGAAATTTGTAGCCTTGAACTAAAGCAGCGGTAAGGATCGCAGCACTTTCGCTTACTGTAGTTGAACTTGAAAAAGTTGAACTATCTGAAGTAAGTAAAGACGCTTTTAAGCTTGTACCGCCTGCAAAAGCTGTAGTAACTTGCGCGAGTAATTCAACTCCGCCTTTTTCGTTAAGAGCAATAACTTCGCTACCGTCATTCCCTAGATCAATAATGTTAGTACTGTCAGCAGTAACCGTTACCGCTTGATCTTCTGAAAACATATTTTGCTTGTCTAAAATCATGTTAACCTCTAATTTAATTTTTTTTTATAAAAAAGGGCGGTCAGGATAATGATAGGAAACTTGACCGCCCCTAAACCCAAAACAAAAAACTAAGATACCGCTGATTCTGTGTCTAAAATCGCGTCGCATCTTCTTACTGGTATACCTCTAAAAGTCATGATCGCTTTACCATGTACATCATCTTTATAACTTACGTTAGTGTTTGTTTGACGTAGAGTTTGAAGATCAAGATAAGTTTCCACAGTTTCATTTACATAAAACGCTAGCTTACCAACGTTCTTGCTAGGAAGCTTGTGAATTGCTTTGATCATCATCGCTACAATATCAGCACCCGCGCTTACTGTACCACAATCCGCAGCTAGTAAAGATTTATCAATGTTAGCTACACGTACTGCGTATCTCCAATCCCTTAACGTAAGACCGGCATCCCACTTATAATGAGATCTGTAACCTTGATACAATCCGCCTGCGGCGTCGGTTAGAGTTTCCTCGCCGAGGTCACGGTGCTGTAGACCTGTTTTCTTTCCTTTTGGGAAGATACCGTGGCAAGTTTGCTCGCCCCAAGCTACAAGCCACACCGAAGTATTATCGCTTCCTGTACCGCCCGCATTTAAAATATTTTCGCCGTTTTCAGCAGACAGTGAATTATATCGTGGAGCTAGCCCCATGAATTTTTCAGGGTCGCTGTCAGTGCTTCCGTAAAAAAGAGTAGACGCCAAAGTGTTAGACATTTGCGCTAGGAAGGCCCTGTCTTCACTTAATCTAAACTCTTTTGTATTGCCGTTAAGTTCCGCCAAATCTTTATCAACTTCGCTATAGCCTTCGAGCATCCCACAAGAATCTGTGACTTGTACGGTTTTACTCTTACTAGGTTGTACCCCATAATTTAAAAGTCGCCATGCTACTGTAGGTAGCCCGCTTCTAATAGTGGTTTTATGACCTGTAGGAAGATTTCCTTCCATCCACATCATGTCCATTAAAATTTCATTTTGCTCGCTTAAGATCTCTACGATCTTTGCGATTTTTCCATCAGGTTTAATCCGTGATGCCCAATCCTGCAACGTTGCTACGCTTGATCCTACTGTGCTCATTTATCCCCCTCTTAAAAGGTTTATTTGTTAACTGTCACCATAAATAATTTCCGCCACGCTTTTTTGCGGTCTTGTTGGCCCACCGTCAACCGGTTTATCTTCGCCTATCGATCTACCGATTTTAGCAAAGAGTTTAATCAGTTCCGGATGGTCGCCATAACCTTGCTTTAAAAACTGGCTTAGCTCCGGACTTCCAAAATCTCGTACCACTTTTTGAGCGTTGGCAACCGTATCGTTAAAGTTACCCCCACCAAACTCTTTATCTTCTCTTAAGCTGTTTACCCACGTTTCCCTAGTCTTAACAAAATGATCTTGTTGAGCTTGGGATAGCGATCGCATGTGGTCGCCTGCAAGAGTTAAAAGTTTTTGAGCGTCGTCGTTTTTAAGTCCTAAATCTTTCGCGACCGTTTTAAATTTGTCTACCGAAGGGTTGTCTAAACTTAGCCCTTCCATTTCCTCAAATTTATACTCGATCTCTTCAACTTTCTCCGGCGTAGAATCTTTTTCCTCTACCGCTTTATCTTCCGACAAAATAGTTTCGTCAGTTTTTTCAGCTTGAGGTTCATCTACTTTCGGAGCTTCGGACTCTTGACCAGCTTCACTTACAGTTTCAGTGTAATCTTGTGTAGTGTTTTCCTCAGTCATTCTTTTCCTCGTTGTTCTAAAAGTATCTCATGTAATATCTTAGATGCCACGTCACAATCGGCATCAACTACCAAATTATGTACATGTTTTGCAAAATTTCTATGTCCTTCTTTGAAAAAAGTCCACGAATTACCTGTCATGCTTACTGCGGTTAAGTTCCCTTCCGTAAAGAACCACTTGAAAAAACGAAAACCTTGAGGTGTTTGAAGTATCATTTTCAGATCTTCTATAAGTTGAACCTCTTCGTTTTGATTTTTCTTTCTCGCATCAAGAACTTTTTTCTCGTCATTCGCCTGCATTATCGTCCTTAAATTCAAAATTTTCCGCGTCGCCAAACCACTTAGCGATAAAAGTCATGACCTCTTCTTTGGTCTTTGCGACACCTTCGCGATCGTCGCAGTATATTTCGTTTTCCATAGATTCTTTCGCACCGTTCGCGCGCATACTATAACCGTTATCAGACTCTTCGATCTTAAACCATTTTCTCATTTAGCTACCTGTTATCCCTGTTATTAATTGATTAAGTGCCGACTCATCATTGAGCTTAGTATCACTCATTGTTTTTGCGTTGTCGACTGTATTACCAATTGTTTGATTTGCTTGTGCCATTTGTTGTTGTTGCATTCGCGCTTCTCGCATCGCCTTAACCGCGGCTTCGTCTCGTATCATCTTCGGCGGCGCGCCTGTTAAACTTGCGTACTCTTGAACGGCGGCGTCCACGTCGAGAAGATCAAGCGCTTCGGGATTAACACTTCCAAGATTACCAACAAAGCTTGCCGTTTGCTCGATTGAAGTAGTACCGACCATTTTCTGCGCTTGCGCTAATATAGACACGTACTCAACTTTAAGCTCAACGCCTTTTATCTCGTCGGGCGGTTCGGGTAACAACCCGAGTTTTTCAGCAAGCAAAAACGTTCTATCGATGGTCGGGTTATGCGACTCATTTTGGATACGCTCAATCACAGGGCCAAGCATGAGTAACTTCTCTTCATGCTTCTTTGCTATCTCATAAGCGGTTGTGTTTGATCGCTGATCGTTAACAATCATCAAAAATAAATCGTTAAAGAAAAATCTTTTTATTCTTTGCTCAACTCTATCAATTTTATATTCAAGTTGTTGAACGTTAGGATTTATCTGATATACAGGGCTAAAACCGACACCTCCTTGCATAGATGAAATGTAGTTGACGTGTCCGGGTACAATTGACCCACCTTTATTTTTTAAAGAGACGTCGGCATTCATCGGTGGGTCGACCATTTTATCGATCGCCTTAAGTGTTTTCTCTTCCATTTTTTGAAGCATTCTAATATCACCGAGTGCTTCCATTGCCGGAGAGTTACCATATATTTCGGTAGCGGTAACGTCCCACCTTGGGGCGATAAAAGGAAGTCCATCAAAACCACTTTCCCGCAAAATCATATCGGGGTCGCCGTCGTCTTGATAATATATACTCTTGTATGTCATGCCCTCGTAGCCCGCTTTTGCAGGGTTAACGAGTTTATTAGGCTCAATAACATTTACCACCTTAAAAAGTGCTGTATTGTTATGAGTTTTTTGGGCATCGATCACTTGACTGCTTACTTTCTCTTTACCAAACTCTTGAATCATTTGATCGGCGGTAAGTGAGAAGTGGCGAAAAAGTGCCGACGGTCGATAAGCGGAATCGAGTTCAATTAAAAACTCTCCAGCGGTAAAAGGGCGAAAACGGCAAACGGTCATGTAGTCTTCAAGCTGCAATTGTGCCGAAACTCCAAACGCGCCAAGCTCTTTATAAACCGAGTGCATTGACCCATAAAAATTTGATCTTGCGTAGATCGCAAGTACGCGATCTCTAACGTCGGTTAGCCATTGCTTTACAGGAGCATACTTTGCCAAATCTTTATCTTCCATAGATAAAACGAACCATGGTCGACTAGGCGATGTTAACCCGCCTTGCATTCCCGATGCTAAAATCTTTAAGGCCTCGCCACCAGTACCATTTATAATTCTATTGTACTTGTACTCGCCTTTCGTTGAAGCCGGTTCGTCGTCTTCCGAATAAAGATACCTGCCCCTTCGCGGTATCATAAAATCCGCTATATCTTGCCAGTGATTTCGCCAAGAAGTTTGATCGTTACGAAGATTGGCAAATCTTATTCGGTAACGTTTTGTTTTGCTTTCATTTTCCATTTAGCTACCAATTAATGTAGGTTTATTGACGTTTGCAGTATCCGCAGCGCCTTGCCCGCCGGTTAGGATGGTGCTACCACGTCCCCTAAATCTTGCAAGCCTTTCATCTTCGATAAATTTAGCTTGGTCTGCCGCAAGTCTTTTATCTTCGGCGCTTATCGGTTGCACCGCTTGACTCTCTTCTTGCGTAAGCTGTGGCGTGCGCACTTGTGGCACGTTAACTCTATCCGCAGGGCTAAACATATCGCCCATGTAATTTGCTAGGTCACCTAAACACACAATTTACCCCCCGATAAGTGTTCGTCTGACTGGACGCTGCGGCCCTGTCAGTATTGTATCGCCTGCACTGGTTAACCGGCGCATGGATTCTACATAATTTGCTTCGATAACATCTGAATTTTTTTGTTTATTTATTCGGTCGTTTTGAATGAGATCAACGTTACCGAATTCATCGACTCCGGTTGTCTCGTAATCGCCGCCTAATTGACTTTGAGCTGGCAAGATTTGCTTAACCTTTTCGCCGTCAGGCTTAAAAGATAAAACCGGCTTTTGAATCGGTTGATTGGTTCCTTCGCTATAGATATTAGCAAGCCCGCTACTCGTGCTTGAAGCTACCGCGCTTGCGTTGTCAGTAACGCTATCGGTAACGGCAGTATTACACATAAAGAACCCCCCATTATGTGTTAAGCAAAAACGTCGTAATCTGTTTTAACCGTACTCACGTCGTTTTGATATCGATCTTTAATCTTAACCGGTTCGGCAAACGTTAGCGCTAGCGCATCGGCGTGGTCAGGAGAAGATAAACCCCGGCGTTTCATCTCTTCTTTTTTCTCTAACTGGACTTCGCCCCTTAAATTTACATGATACTCGGCGGCGGTAATTTCGTCAAACAAATCCGCGCTAGGCGGCAGCATAGGGCCGAGCTTTAACCACTCTCCCATGTCACCCCACATTTGCGCTCTTTTATTACAATATTTAGGGGATAACGATTTACCACCAAAATAAACTGGTATCGGTTCACGTCCTAGCCGACGTAATTGATCAACAACACCATTGCCCATTCCTGCATCGATAAACACCGCGTCGGCTTTATACTCGTCTTCAAATCTTGCAACGACACCCGCTAAATCAACGCTATCAATTTCACGTTTCGAAAAAAGAATTTTAGACCCAAGCCCTTGCCGCATAAAGATCACTGATTTGTCATCACCGTACCAAGCTACATCGACGCCTAAGATAACCGGCGCAAAATCGTATTGACTTGGGTGTAGCTTCTTTTTCTGTGCAGCTTCCACTAACTCGCTTGAAATGAGTTGACAAATTGAAGATTTTGGAAACTCTCCCCGCACTCTTACCCGGACGAAGTCGCTATCTTCGCCGTGATCTTCGACCCATGTCCGCATTAATTCTTTATTAGTACCCTCGACTTTACGCGAGTCAATTTTTCTCGTTATCCAGCGATGCTTAAACTTACCAAAAACTTCGCGGAAAAAGCCGGAGTTCCTTGTTGGGTTACCAAATAAAAAAAACATTGGCTCGCCATCGATCAAGCCGCCTTGCGCCACTTCCGAAATTTTGTTGGGCACTGCGGAGCTTTCATCAAAAAGGTAATAGGGTGTAGACGTCGCTGCATGCAAGCCAGCGAAAGATTCCGAGTTCTCTTCCCTACAAGTCATAGCGTCACATCGCCATAACTCTCCGTCGGCGTTAGACTTAATTGACATGTTTCCTTTAGAGTTACTGTAGGTAAACAAATCGCGGGTAATTGATATCGAATGCCACTTATATAGCTCCGACCATGTTTTAGTTCTAAGTTGATCGGAAGTGTTAGCCGTCACCACTCCCTTAGAAAAAGGGCGAGTGTCAGTCAAGAACTTTATAATCCAAGCTGATAAAGCAGATTTCCCGATTGCGTGGCCTGACGCGACTGCCATTTGGATAGGCTTTACCGGGTCTTTACCGTTAAACTTTTTTTTCTTTATCTCTTTACCAAGGGTAATTAAAAACTCTTTCTGCCATTTACGAGGGCCAAGAAAATCTTTGAGCTGCCCTTCGCCCCATGGAAAACACCACATCACATAACCGTAAGGGTCGTCGTAATACTTTGCAAGATCTTCCGCTAAAAGCTTATACGCTTTCACTTTTTACCCCTACCTTTACTTAATCTTTTACGCGCTTCTAAGATTTCAAGCGCCATGTCTTTTTGCCCTTGCTCGCTTTCAACCTGATTACTTTTCCAATTATGCCTATCTCTATTAGTTAACCAAAATTGAGCGGCCTTAACGTCAGGCGGTGCATGTTTCATTAAAATTGTTTTCGTTACTTGGCCATCGGGTAATACTATTTCTTTTTCCTCGAAATAATCGTACCCGGTAGCACGCTCATATAAAGACCGTTCGACGTTGCTAGTCGCTTGTTCTTTCCAATGCTCGAGCGCATCATTGAGTTCCGGGGAACGCTTTCGCAGCATCAACACCCGATTCATCGGGATATTTAGTGCCAGCGCGACTTCCCTGCAAGTGTTACCAAGTTTAGCTAACTCAATTGCTTTTTCAATAAGCGAAAAATTATTTAAGTCAACCTTTGCGATTTTACCCAAAACCTATGCCTCGTTAACTTCTAGGCGCAAGCGTAAATTATTAATGCGCTCCAGCTCTTTAGTCGCTGCTTCCTCGTACCGGTCTAAGATAGCGCTTAAAAAGTTTTTGGCATCCTTAAACTCGTCGAAATAACCAGTATCCATAGTCTTTTTAAAGTATTGCTTTTTACCCCTATCTTCGTCGGGGACGTAAACAAAACAATCCGTTTCACGTAGAACGTCAACTTCCTTAATTTGGCATGTATAGCTATCGGCGTAAAATTTTTTGAATGGTTTATCAAATTTAATTTTTTTGTAATTTCTCATGGAAAAATAGTAAGGGGGTAAGATACCCTATGTCAATCTAATTTGGAAGTAAGCAAGCGATACTGCTAGCGCGCTCCATATATCCTTAGAAACGCCGTATAGCGCTTGAGGTGATCGTTTAGTACCGATTGGGTTGTCTAGTGCTAAAAGCTCTCGGTAGTAATCAATACAATACTGTCTAACGTTCTTATCGCGTGCTCTTGGATTACCACATAACTGAGTTACGATAGTTTTTCTTGGAAGCAAAGTGTAATCGTCACTCCCGAACTCTTGAATAAATCTACCAACCCAAACACAAGTTTCTAACACGGAGTCACCTAAGATATTACCGTATGACTTTATTTGCTCAATAACTAAATGATCAATTCTAATTGTGCTTATTAGCTTAATCAGTTCATCGTTACTAATGTGACCTTTATCTTTTATAAGCATATCGTCATTAGATATTACCACGTATGCACTTTTAGTAGTGCCCGGGTCAATTGCTAATATTTTCATTATTACTCCCCCCTAGTGAATGAAGGTACCACGTACTACTAAAATTACCATCTTCCTTTTTTTTATAGCTTTTGGGGAAATATCTGATTTTTACTTTTAGATGAATGGAGCTTGAACTTAATGTGAAGGTTCCACGTACTATGGAAATTACCACCTAATGATGTATTGTATTATTTTTAGGCAAATTTTTTTTAATAATAAATTTTTGATTTTTACTTTTAGATGAATAGAGCTTGAACTTAATGTGAAGGTTCCACGTACTATGGAAATTACCCCTAACGTTATTTTTTACCACCTAACTTATTTTTAACCTTGTAAGAAAGATAGAATCTCTTTATATTTTATGGACTGCAAGACCTGCTCCAAAACAGCGTTAACAGGTCAGAGTGGGGTAAAAATGTAAGAAATAAAGTGCTTGCACTTTCATTTCTAAAATGTTACCCTGCTCTGGTAGCTGTTTTAACAGCGCACACAGAGCAGGGCTGATTTCCCGAAAATCGTAAAACCTTCCTACACGCATTCTATAACACCGCTTTTTTGCTAAAATCCGTAAAATGCTCCTACAGGGCTTTTACAGCGTCGCTTTTTGCAAAATGCTGTAGAACCTAGGAAACATAGTAATCCATAACTTTCTTACATCTCCAAAATGCTCTTAAGCCTTTATACATGGGAAATCACAGCGTCGAAAAAGTATGTACGTGAGCATAGCAGCAATCACTAAATTGGGACGGGTAGCTAAATCGGCTTAAGAGGTAGTGGTAAGCCATCTATGACGTTTTTTGGTCGAAACGTAAATAAATGAAAAAACTGAAAAATTTATTTAATTTGCTAAAATCATTGGCGGCTCCTAGAAGGCATCTACAAAATGCCGGTGCTGTAAAAGCCTTCTAAAAGCCCCGATCTGCTTACGGCGCTCGCGCCTAGGCTTCTACACGTGTTCTATAACATCGGTGTTTCATAGATCACTTCCTACAAGTGCTAATGATTTTAGCGATTACGTTTAGCCCCTTTAAATAGATTTTACGAGCATCGGGGCGACTTAAATCGGCGCGTCAACGGAAAAAACTTACACCACGCTTACACCCTGCTATAACCGCATCGCGCATGTCGTGACCCACCAAATTAGAATTAGATGTGAGAAAAATATTTTTTGGTAAGGGTATTGCTTAAAGAACGCTATGGGTGTACTAGTTAGCCTTTATTATTAGGAAACAAAGGGGATGCTATGGGCAGCATTAAAGTGGAAATGACGTACAACAAATGCGACCAATGCGAATATACTTGGTTACCAAGATTGACTTATCCGGCGCTATGCCCTGCGTGCAAATCTGAAAGATGGGATAAAGGTAAGGGTAAAAGTAAGAAAGCGATGGTGATTATTAATGGTAAAAATGTTAACCACCCTACATGCGATAGCTGTACCAATTTCAAGAATGTAAAAGGGCAACCGGAGTTCGGGCGATGCATCGTTTTCGATACTAAGCTCTTTAAAGTAAAAGCATCGGAAACATACTGCAATTCGCACAGCAGAATGCGCACAACGGCGGAGGAATAGAAAATGGATAAAGCTAAATTGGATGAAATTATTAGGTTGCATGAGTCGTGGTTAGCCGGTGACGAAGACGGTGAAAAGGCAAACCTTGAACGTGCAAACCTTGAAAATGCAAATCTTGAATATGCAAGTCTAAGGGGTGCAAAC